ATGATAATAGAAAGGTATTTGGCCTTGATCGCGTAGATTTCAGTAAGAGAATCTATGTTGTAGAAGGTCCAATTGATAGTCTATTCTTGCAGAATTCACTTGCAACTATGGATGCTTCACTGTATAATATCTCTCTTTTGCTTGGTAATCATGACTATGTGTTCATTCATGATAATGAACCGCGCAATCCTGAGATTGTGAGACAGATGGCCAAGACAATCAGTCAAAATAAAAATATTTTTATTTGGCCACAAGGTATAGTGGCTAAAGACATAAATGACTATATCTTGAGTGGTGGAACATCTAGTGAGATTCAAAGTCTTATAGATACTAACACGTTCAACGATCTAAGAGCGAAGCTGGAGTTTGAGAGATGGAAGAAAATTTAGTGAGAAAGTTTAGAAAGCGCCCCGTGACAGTTGAAGCAATGCAAATTACGGACGTAAAGTCTGTATTAGACATTGAAGAGTGGATAAACAGTCCTGCAGTCGGCTATCAAACAAATCCACCCACACTCTGGATTGATACATTAGAAGGTCGTATGGAAGCTAGACAGGGTGACTGGGTTATCAAGGGTGTGAACGGTGAGTTCTACCCTTGCAAGCCAGAGATTTTTGCAAAGACATATCAAGAGGTATAATATGAACAATGTGAAGTTGGTCGGTGTTACACAGCCGACTATGGTAAACTCGTCTATGGATAGCGCAGAAGATTTGATTGCATACTGTGCGCGTGTATCTAATCCTGCCAATCAGGACAACCCAGACAGTGAAAAGTTGCTCAAGTATCTGGTAAAGAACAAGCACTGGTCGCCTTTTGAAATGGTGCATGTCATCATGGAAATTCAGACCACGCGCGATATCGGCCGTCAGATCCTTCGTCATCGCTCGTTCTCGTTTCAAGAGTTCAGCCAGCGTTATGCTGCTGTACAGGAAATGTCTGCGCCACGTGAAACTCGTATGCAGGATACAAAGAATCGTCAGAACAGTGTCGTGAATGATGAGGCCATGGCGCTAAACAATGAGTGGCAGAACCTTCAGCTTGAAGTTATGGATCGTATAAATGATATTTACGATTGGGCAATCAAGAATGGTATCGCCAAAGAACAAGCCCGTGTCGTGCTGCCTGAAGGTCTTACTATGAGCCGCATGTATATGTCAGGTTCACTTCGCTCATGGATTCACTATTGCGAACTACGCATGGATAACGGTACCCAGAAAGAACACCGTGAAATCGCTACACAATGTTGGAACATCATCACTGAGCAATTTCCCTCGCTCAAGAATGTACTAGACAATCAATAAAAACAATTTAGGAGTATTCGTATGTCAGGCAGTAATATGTTACCGTCACTCTATCAAGAGTTCATTCATAAGTCTCGTTATGCCCGCTGGTTGTGGGAAGAAAATCGCCGTGAAAACTGGGACGAAACGGTCGCTAGGTATTTCAACTTCTTTGATGAGCATATCAAAGAAGTTACTGGTTACACAGTTACACCAGAAGAACGTAAGCAGCTAGAAGAGGCTGTATTAAATCTTGAAATCATGCCATCAATGCGTTGCTTGATGACTGCTGGTGAAGCACTCAAGCGCGAGAATGTTGCTGGCTATAACTGTTCGTATGTTGCTGTTGATAACCCTCGTTCGTTTGATGAGATTCTTTACATTCTTATGAATGGTACTGGTGTAGGCTTTTCTGTTGAGTCTAAGTATGTGGATCAACTGCCTTTGATCGCAGAAGAACTTTATCCTACTGATACTGTTATTCATGTGGCAGATTCAAAGCTTGGTTGGGCAAAGGCTCTCAAGGAACTTATTCATCTTCTTTATGCTGGTCAGATCCCTAACTGGGATGTGTCCAAGGTTCGTCCTGCTGGTGCACCGCTCAAGACATTTGGTGGCCGTGCATCTGGTCCTCAGCCACTGACTGATCTATTCAAGTTTACTGTTGCAACATTCAAGAAGGCTGCTGGTCGTAGACTGACCACATTGGAGGCACATGATATCGTTTGTAAGATCGCTGAGATTGTGGTTGTCGGTGGCGTTCGTAGATCGGCGCTTATTTCTCTATCTGACCTTAGCGATGATAGAATGCGTGTTGCTAAGTCTGGAGACTGGTGGAAAGAGAATGTCCAACGCGCTCTCGCTAACAATTCTTTCGTTGCAAAAGAGAAGCCTGATGTTGGTCTCTTCATGCGTGAGTGGCTTTCCCTCTATGAGTCACGCTCTGGCGAACGCGGCATTTTTAGTAGAACTGCGTCTAAGAAGCAAGCAGAGAAGTTTGGAAGGAGAGATCCAGATCACGATTTCGGCACCAATCCATGTTCTGAAATCATTCTCCGTTCACGCGAATTCTGTAATCTCACAGAGGTTGTCGTTAGAGGAAATGACACCCCAGAAACTCTCAAGCGCAAAGTCAAACTCGCAACTATACTTGGTACATTCCAATCCACACTTACCAACTTCAAATACTTGAGCAAGAAGTGGCAAGAGAACTGTGCTGAAGAGCGTTTGCTTGGTGTGTCATTGACTGGCATCATGGACAATGAGTATACGAATGGTCATGCGGCAAAGGCTACTGGACTATTTAATATTGGTGATATGTTGGAGGGATTACGTGAAGAAGCTGTTAAGACTAATAAGTTGTGGGCTGCTAAACTCAATATTCCTGTGTCTGCTGCTATTACTTGCGTTAAACCTTCGGGAACAGTTTCACAGCTTGTCGATTCTGCCAGCGGCATTCACGCTCGTCATAGCCCTTATTACATTAGAACTGTTCGTGCAGATAAGAAAGATCCATTAGCGATTATGATGAAGGACATGGGTTTCCCATGTGAAGATGATGTGATGAAGCCTGAGCATACTTATGTGTTCTCGTTCCCACAGAAGTCACCTGAACATGCTGTGTTCCGTTCAGACATGACTGCTATTCAGCAACTTGAACTGTGGCTGACTTATCAACGTCATTGGGCAGAGCATAAACCAAGCGTAACTATTTCTGTAAAAGAGAATGAATGGCCTGAGGTAGGCGCTTGGGTTTATAACAACTTCGATGAAATGAGTGGTGTATCCTTCTTACCACACAGTGACCATGTTTATCAGCAGGCTCCTTATCAGGACTGCACGAAGGAAGAATACGAAGCACTTGCAGCTAAGATGCCTAAGAACATTGATTGGACAGAACTCGCTAAGTATGAGAAGACCGATAAAACTGAAGGCGCACAGTTGCTTGCCTGTGTTAGCGGGGCATGTGAAATCTAATGGGACTATTTGCGCTGCCTCTGTATGATGATCCTGTCAAGAATGCAGAGGCAGCTATAGCTAATCTAAAGCTATATACAACAGGAGAAGGCGGTGCATACAATCTTCATTTTGCTTTATCGTGTGTGCAAAAAGCCATAGAACAAGAGAGAGAACAAAATGATAAAAGAAGTAGATAAGATAAAATGCAACTACTGTGAGTCATCATACAAAGTGCTTTACGACTATGAAGAGACGCAGGGGCAGCCACGCTTCTGTTCCTTCTGTGGAGATGATGATATCAAAGAAGAATGTTTTGATGAAGACGAAGTAGATTTAGGAGATGATGATGAATAGGTAACATACATACTCCATAGGGAGTATGTTCATGTGGCTATACAACGACAAAGAAATTGGTGATGATGATATTGAAGGCTATGTGTCCTTTGTGTATCGCATCACCAATCTAGAAAATGGAAAACAATATATTGGCAAAAAGAACTTCACGAAAGTCAGAAGCAAAAAAGTCAAAGGCAAAACGCGAAGAAAAAGAATCAAAAGTGAAAGCGACTGGCGCGAATACTTTGGTTCGAACCTCACACTTCTTGGAGACGTTGAGAAACTGGGACAAGATAGATTCAAAAGAGAAATCTTGAAACTTTGCAAGTCTAAAGGTACGGCCAACTACTGGGAAGCTTGGTATCAGATGAGTGAGAAAGTTTTGGAATCTGATACATACTATAACGATTGGATCATGTGTAAGATTCACCGCTCTCATATCAAGGACTGACTGCGACACTCTGTCGTCTTATCTCGCAGTTGCGAAATACTATATACTAGTGTATCACAACATGACTGAAAGGAGTCCTACCATGATTGCATGGGGAAGAGCATTTATCGCGGCCATGAACGGTTTTCGTTCAACAAGTGAAACGAGTCTAACAAGAATGTTTCGCGTGGAATACAATAGAGAGTACCAACATCTGAAAAAGTTTGGATGTGAAATAAATGATAGTTTCGTGAAACAATTCTTAGCAGACAGAAAACAATCATAATCTACCTATAGTAGCATTTACTACCAAAACCAGCTATGCATTCCATGTATGGCTGGTATGCTATTTCCAACATTGAAATCCGAGGGTTCCGACCCCATATCTAGTGTATGATGATGAGACACATTCCCTTCCTTCGTTCCCTCTACCGATTCTTCATCGGTCCCCTTCCTCGCTACAACTTCAAGGTGTCGTAATGCAAAATCTCAATCAGATGATTATTGCGTATTTTGAGCGTGGTGGTTGTATCACTGTCGGTCAGTATCGCAAGCCCAAAAAGAGCGAACGGACTTTCCGTAACGACCGTGGTTCTGTTTTCAACGCTGGTCGGAAGCAGATTACGCTGCGTAAACTTGGTCTTAAGGGCAGGGCTGCGGCCCGTGCATAGCTGATATGCGTAATCTGATCTTGAAAAACCGACTGTCCAACCCCATATCTATAGAGTAACAAGAGAGAGATCCTAATGCCCAGCTTCAATGTTCCCGTTTCGCTTCTCAACCAGTATGCCGAGTATATCAAGGCCGACTACATCAAGTGGTGGGGTGCTAAGGCTTCTCAGCCGCATGTTCAGGAAATGATTGCTGAATTCGACATTGAATTTCAGCCTGGTTCGACCTACATCAAGGTCGTGAAGACCAAGAAGGGTGTTGTCGAATCTGTTCACTCTTTCATCTGTAACAAGGACGGCAAGTTCCCCAAGGGTGCGATTCTCAAGGCTGCGTCTTTCAAAGCGCCCGCGACCAACTTTGTTCGTGCTTATCTTGGCAATCAAGATTCGTGGCAGGGTCGTGTTGTCTGGACCGGCACTCACTAATCAACTCAACTGGAAAAAACACAATGTCCCCTTCTGAAATTCGAGAAATGTTTGACATGAACCCCAACATGACAGTGGCCCAGCTTGCGCGGATCGCAGGCATCACTGTTGATCAGGTCAAGCGTATACTGATGCAATCTGCAAGCTGCCCCTTCTAAGGAGAAAACGAATGAATCGTCGTGAATATAACGGTTGGACGAACTACGAAACTTGGCTCGTCAACATGTGGTATGGTGACATTTTCAACGATATGTCTGAGAACGGCGAGACTGTTGATGCGGAATATATCCAGTCCTTCGTTGGAGAGATGCTGGAATCTGACGGGGCTCTGCCGCAGTACGGCTTTGCTGCTGATATCATGAACGCCGCACTTCGTGAAGTGGACTGGGATGATTTGGCTGATCACTATCGCGTGGAAGAAGAGGCTGCTTGACGCAGCCGCGACTATCTGCTACAATACTCTAACAATCAATGAGAAAATCATGCTGAAGTTTGATCGTAAGGTTGCTGGTGAAGTGTTCTGGGAAGATTACAAGACCGTGACGGGTATGCGCCCGCGCACCCACCGCTTCTATGATGCGGATTGTTCCGATGCTGAAGCGCAGTCCATCGCTGAGTCGTACTCTAAGTGGGCTGAAGAGACTCTTGAGCGTGAACGCGATGAAGAGGAACGCAAGATCAAGGTCTTTGAAGAGAAGATTGCCCTGATCCAAAATCTCATGGACTGTGATGAGGATCGTGCTATCTACCACTATGTCGTATCGCTCAAGCCTGAAGCATATGACTTGCGTGATGTTGGCTATCTGTGCTACATCAACGACCTGCCCTATCATCTTGAACATGTATTGGCCCCTGCTGCAAAGCAGCTATTAGAGGAACTGGAAGATGCGTAATCATGTAGCAAAGGCTTTGTGGACGCCGCGATATAAACCTCTTGTAGTCAAAAACAAAAAGGTGTATAATCGTAAGGTAAAGCACAAGGGTAAGGACAATGCGTAAGCACTACAATACATATGCTGAAATTCCGCCTCTGATTGAAGATTACATCTTGACTGTGGCTGAGAGAAAGCATATAATGAGCATACCGTTGAGCGAAATCAATTCCTTTCTTGACGGTCTTCATGACTATTACAAGACGAAGCAAGAAGAGTATTCAGAAGGTTGGGTTGACTAATGGCACTTGTATATACGAAAACGTCTTCTGGTCGTAAAAAGCCATCTGCTAAGACACTGCGTCTTCGCGAGGAACGTAAAGCGTATTTCAAGTCCATTCTCAAGGGTTCTGTCAAGGAACGTCCGATCAATATGCCTGAGCCATTGCCGAAGAAGGAGTTGGCGCCTCTGTCCAACTCTGTGGGCAATGGTTTCAAGCGGTCCGTTGATGACTACAAGTGGAAGCGCGACCGTGAAGAGTCTGTTGCGACAATCAAGGAAATTGAAAAGAAGAAGACGCGGCTTGCCCCGTCATTCAACAAGGGTCCCGTTCAGTACATCACCGATGGCGCTGACGTTCAAACGCTAGGGAGAAAAGTATAATGGAAGTTTATCGTGAACAATTTGGATCTTGGGCTGACGTTCAGCGTGAGTTTGAGATGGATGTGCCTGAGCCTGATCAGGTAATATATGCTGTATATGATTTGGCTGACTACGAAGGTTACGCCAACGTAATCTATCGTAACGGTGATCGCTTCTATTGGGCGTATGGTTCTCACTGCTCTTGCTTCGGGCTTAAGGATCAGTGGGATCCTGAAGAGTATGATGCGCGTCAGTTGATCGACGTTCTTCGCCGTGGAGATCACTGGCGTTTGTATGATCGCGGTGATGAAGTGCAAGAGCATATAATCGCGGCTGTCCTGGCTTATAACGAAAACGATTTTGCAGGACATGCATGATGGAAAAAGAATGGTATGAAGATATTGTAGAGAAGACTGACAACGAAACAAAATTAGCCGTCACTGCTTGGGTGTTCCGCAATATTGTGGAACATGCGATGCAGGGCGGCTCTTATCGTTATCTGATCTATGATCGGCTTGGCTTTGGACCTGAAGCATATGTTCCGCTGTATGATGCTGGTGGCATGGAAATCTCAAATGAGTTTGACATGACACAGAAATCTGCTATACTAGATATCGTACAGAATAAGAAGATTGAGGAACTAAAAGAACCACTGAATCTGTGTGATGAACCGGGTTGCTTTGTTGAAGTCTCTGCTGGTTTTTCAACTGAAGACGGCGGCTATCGTCGGACTTGTTATAATCATTCAAAGTTTGCTAAGGAAAAAGAATGAAAAAGTATACCGTTCGTTATAGCATTGGCGCATATGTGTATGAATCTGTCATACATACATCAAGTTCTAATGGTGCTTTGCGTTGGGTTGAAGCCATCGGCGGCTACAATCCGACTGTTGTGAAAGAGGAAGAAGTAGAGTGAAGTTCGGTATCTTTTCAGATTTACACATGGAATTTGGCGGTTGGGATTTCATTCCCGACTCCAATATATTCTATCTAAACGCTGGCGACACTCATCCCGATTTGCAAGTTCGTGATCGCTTTCATACTGAGACTTTTAATGATAAAGTTTTTTCAGTGAAAGGTAATCATGACTATTATGGCAACTCTTTTAGAGATGCTGATATTGATTTTCCTGATATTATTGAAGTGAACGGATTGAAGATTGCTGGTGCCACTCTGTGGACTGAAATCTCACCTGTTCGTTGGTGGGACTTCAAAGAGTATATGATGGATCATAGATGCATCAAAGGTATGAACTATGATCGGTATATCAATGCACACAAAGTTCATAAACATTTCTTATTTAATTCCGATGCTGATATCTGGGTTACTCATCACTTGCCATCTTATCGGTCGGTGCATGAGAATTATCGCACTTCAAACGGTAACGATTTTTTCGCTACAGAGTTTGAATATGAGATTCTTAAAATGAAAAAGCCTCCAAAGCTTATCGTTCATGGACATACACATCAACGAATGGACTACATGATTGGTGATACTCGCGTAATATGTCATCCTCGTGGCTATCCAAATGAGAATGACTGGTATAATAATTACAAACCCCTAATTGTGGAACTATAAATGGACATCATAATCTATTCTAAACCGAATTGCCCTTGGTGCGTCAAGGCCAAGGAGCTAATGAACAAGCTGCATCTTTCCTATACGGAAAAGGTACTAAATGTTGATTATACTCGGGATGAGTTGAAGCAACTTGTTCCAGAAAATCTGCCCTTGACAGTGCCGCAGATTTTCGTGTATAATAAGCGCATTGGTGGTTACGAGGACTTTGTGGACTACTGTGATAATCATGGACTTACAGGAGCATATAATGATTAAGTTGAAGCGTACCAGAGAGATTGAGATTGATATCGAGGAAGCACAGAATCTTGTAGCACAGGTTCTACAGGAAGACTTTGATTTCATCTCAAAGGAAATCAATGAGTTGCAGTATTTGACAAGGACTATGACCTCTGTTGAAATACAAGACTGGAACAACAGCATGGAAGTGCGTGATGCAATGAAGACACTCATGCGCTACTACATGACACGAAACGACTATAACGAGTTTATGGAACTGCAAAGGGTATATGGAAATGTTTGATAAGGTTGAACTCAAGGAACAACTGACAAAGTATGTTGCTGATGTTGTTTTCATCAAGGCTGATGGTACTAATCGTGAGATGACATGTACTCTTATGCCATCTTATCTTCCAGCTGTAAAGCCACTTGACGAGAGTGTGCGACATATTCCTCGCAAAGAAAACGATGATGTATTAGCAGTTTGGGATTTAGATAATAATGGTTGGCGGTCTTTCCGTCTCGATTCCATCATTGAAGTAAACTATATAGAAACAGAGAGGACATAATGTCTAGTGTGATGTATAAGATTGAACGAAATATTCCGTTTCCTTCAAGGGCATTCAAGAAGAATGATTCTAAGGATTATCCTCTTGAACAAATGAGAGTTGGCGATTCATTTCTTGTTCCTTTTACGAAGAATCGTCCTTGCTCCAAGAACATTAATGTTCCTTATACGAGAGCAAGACTTATGGGCATGGAAGTTTCGTGCCGTACAGAAATTAAGGGTGTTCGTATTTGGAGGACTAAGTAATGCCGCATCCACATAAGAACAGACCACGAAAGGGTCGTCGTAAGATTGGATCTAAAAAGAGAAAGAAGGCTGCTAAAAACAGGAAGAAGTAATGAGCAAGAGCAGGGCTGAACGTCGGCATCATCATGAGAGGATGCTAAACAAGGTCAAGAAATTCTTTTGGTATAAGAATTGGTCCTCAGGCGAAGAGCATAAGGATCAGCACCAAAGACGAATGGCCGAGACGCGAAAGCCCTGCTCTTGCCATATGTGTGGTAATCCACGCAAACATCATAAAGATAAACTGACTATGCAAGAAAAGAAAATGAATGAGTATGAGATTGAGTAATGTCCGCAGATAATGGAATCTATATTCTACACACCAAGGGTCCTGAATATCGTGTAGGATATCATCAAGCTATTGATAACATTTACGGGAACTTTTCCGACGAATCATTCCAGTGGCAGGGTGATCCGGAAATAATGTACCATTATTTCCATTCTGACAAGATGTTTTCCAGTCTGGAAGAAGCACTTGACTTTGCCGAAAGCCTCAGCTATAATTA